CCCCCCCGGAGGGGGGGGTAGGGGGGTTAGACCAGTTGTCCACCTTGATGTAACTGGTCTAGGTGACACCTTCTTGGGTGTCTCCTTTGCCGCCCTTTCGGGCGGCTCTGTGGGCCTCCGCATCGCGCCTGTTGGCTTCTCGGAGGTCCTTTTCGGTCTGGGCCTGCAGCTCGAAGGCCTTGACCGCTTCGGGGCTGAATAGGCCCATTTTTCGCATGTCGTCCCTGTTGGCTTCGTTTGAGCAGAAGTCGACGAACGCGGCCGGGTCGTTTCCGAATCGTGCGCGGATCTCGGCGGGTTGTTGTGCGAAGGCGTTGTTAGCTGCAACGATGAGGTTCATCGCGGTCTGGAAGTCCGGCGCGTCTGTGAAGTCGCCTTGCATTGGCGGCATCGTCAGTTGTGGTATTTCGCCGGTTTGCGTGTAGCGTTTCATCATCCAGTTGATGTCTGTTTCTTGGAGCATGTGTTGCTGCGCCAGGCTTTTATCGGCGCATTTGAGCCCGGTTTCATTGCTCGCTTTGCTGTGGTCGTCGTAGCTGCTTTTGAGTTTCACTTGTTGGCCCTTTCCCAAAGTTCTTGTGCGAAGGAGGCGGCGCTGCCTTTCCAGCTCGGCGCCCAGTCTTGATACGGTTTGCGTTTGCCTTGAGGCGTGCTGTAGTAGTCGCCGTAGGCTTTGGCTCTTGGTATGTCGAATTTCTGGAGCGTGGTATTCACGCGGGTTAGTAGTGTATTGGCGTCGAGGTTTGCTGCAGCGGCGAAGATTCTTTCGAGTTCCGCTTTGGCGTTGACGGTCTGCGCGTTGGTTAGGTTTGCTTGTTGTACGAGGGTGTCGGTTTGCTGCCTGATGTTTGCTACTCGCGCGTCTTGTTCTCCTTGGTATCCGGGTGTCTGCGCCCGAGTATTTTCGGCTTGCGCGCGTTGGTTGTCTGCGGTTGCGCGAGCTTGTTCGGCGCTCGCGGTGGTCGCGTCTATTTGTGCCTCCTGTACTTTTGCTTGAGTTGTTTGCAGGGCGCTTTGCACTCCGGCTGTGACCGGGCTTTGCATTACTGCTGAAGCGCCTGCAGGTGTGCTGCTGCCGCCTAGTCGGGCGCTGAGCATGGGGTTTATCCCAGCGGCTATTAGGTCTTTTACTTCGCGCTGGTGCGCGGTGTTGCTCATCCTTTCTTGAAAGTCCATCTGTTGTCGTGCCATGGCTGCGTTTGCTTCGTTGGTTTCCTCTTGGCCAAGCATGCCGAGGAACCCTGTTGCTAATCCATCGAACCAGGCCATGGCTAGAACCTGTTCATCATGCCGGGGACGCTGTAGAGCGGCATCGGTCGTGCCATTTTGTTTTTCCAGATGCTGTCCACTATGAATTGCTGGCCGTTGGCGGCGGCGCCGACCGCTACGATGCGGCTTATTGGTGGCGTGTCCTGAATGAAGGTTGTGTTCAGCGTGGGTAGGCTCGTGAATTTTTGCGCGAGGTGCCATGGGTCGATGGTGCCGGATGCTGTGCTTCTGAATAGCCCGGTTATCATGCTCGGGCTATACCTGTATTCGGCCCAGCGTTCCTGATATCCAAATACGAGGTCGTCGCCGCTCGCTGCGTCGCCTCGGACGTAGATTTCTTTGTTGAGGATTGCTTGTTCGCCGAGGTTTGCGAATACTGGCGTGTAGAAATCATATCGTGTGCTTCGGCTCCAGAATCGTTCTAACCCTTGTTGATAGGTGAGGTCGGCCCGGATTGACATGAGGCCGAGGACGATTCCGTGTTCTGTGAAGCTTTGGGTGAAGCCGTGGTTGCGGGCTACACCAGCTCCTACCGCTGCGAGATTGCCGAGCGGAGTAGTAGTTCCACTTGCGCTCGTACCGCTAGTTTGTGCAATCGGGTTGACGGTAATCGGCGCAGAACCACCGCCCAAGTATTCGGGTCGTTGCAGTCGAGCATCAGGGCTTGTGACTCCGAATTGTTGTCGGATAATTTCTGTATATCGCGTTCCACCGCGGGCATCCTTTTCAAGTAGTGTTTGGACGGCGATCGCTTGTCTCAGGCTGTTGATGGTTGCGGCTGTTGCTGCGCTGAGGTCGGCGTAGAGGTTACTTGGGTAGAGTCCGTCTGCTGTTGCTGGTCCGGCCGTTGTGGTTTCGTACATGGCGCCGCCGGCGCCTTCTACTGCTACGGTGTGGGTGGTCGGTAGGCCGCCGCTGGTGACTCGGCGCATGGTGAGCGAGGTCTGGGCGCCAGAGACGAGCTGGCTCGTGCTTGTTTTGACTGGGGCGGTTGTTCCCAGCGGTAGTGATACTGCAGCGCCTTTTTGTGGCCATGGAAGGGCGCTTGTGAAGTAGTCGGCGCGTTTGCCTCGTCTGAGTAGGACGTAATCGGTATATGCGTCGGGGCCATCGTCGAGGTCGACGACGACGCTATTTTGGAGGTTTTCGTCGCGGTACCAGTTGTTCCAGATGAGGTTGTATGCGCGGAGCGGTAGCGTACTGTGGCTGATTGTGGCGGCTCCAGCCATTTGTCCGAGGGTCGGTAGACCGAGGTAGTCCTGCAGGCTGTTGACGTCATAGCCGCTTGCTTTGGTCACGACCTGCGGGATCGTGTAGCTGATGCTGTCGGCGGGATTGTTTTGTTCTCCCATGAATTTCTTCCAGTTCGACCATACGAGGCGGTAAGGTACGAACCAGAATTGTGTTTCTAGGTGTAGGTTGTCCATCACTGGGAAGAGCGGCGTTGCGAGTCGGGCGAAGATGGTTCCTTGGAGGTTCATCGTGTCGCCCGGTAATACTTCGATGGCGTACATTGGTACGAGGTAGCCGCCGTCCATCGTGGTTTTGTGGGATTTTTCTTGGACGAATGCGCTTCGCGGGACGTCCGGCTTCGGGATCATCGCGAAGCTGTGGTTTTTTACTGACTCGTTTTTGTGCATTGGAAGCATGGCTATTCTCCTTTCGGTGTGAGTAGGTCTTTCGCTCTTGCGATCAGCTCGGGCGGTTGCCCGGCGAGTGTTCCGTGTTCTTCGTCGTAGGTCCCAATGTAATAGAGCTCGTAGTCCTCGGGATGTTGTGCGACGGCGCTTTGTCCGTCGGTTCTGTTTGCCTCGTCTTGGAAGCTGCGCAGGGCTTCGCCCCTCGCGCGCACGAGGAAGGGACTTCCGAAGGCTTGTACTGCGAGGTCCTTTACTGCGTAGTAGTGTTTCATGGTTTTCCTAGAGTGTTCGTTTTAGGAATGCGATTTTTGCTTTTGCTACGGTCTCCTTGACCGCTAGTCTCTCCTTTGAGTTTTCTCCGGGGCGTTTCTGCTCCTCTTTGTGCCTTTCAAAGAGGAGGTCTTCATACCCTAATGGGTCCATTTCTTTGAATTTTTTGTCGTAGTATTTTGGGGTTTTGCTTTTGTGGTCGCGGACCACTACTTTCCCTTCTGGGTACGCGTCGGTCGCATACTTTTTTAGCCATCCGGCGCCTATGCCGGGTTTCAGGCTCATTCGCGTGTATTCGGGTGTTCTACTTACTATCTCTCCCGTATCAGCGTCTATTTTCGTGTAGTGGTTTGCTGCTGCTTGTCCCGTCACTTTTTTCATTATGTATCTTGCGACGTACGCGGCACTTTCGAACGTCACTTCTCCTATGATGACGTTTCCGTTTCCCCAAATTCTATTGAGGCTCTCGCTTGTCCAGAGCCGTTGTCCGTCGCGGTTTTTCCCGGCGGTTTTTTTGTCTCTCGGGTCGTACCCGTACGCGAGCATGTGGTAATGCGCGCGTTGTGTTTTTTCTCCATACTCTCCGCACATGTAATAGCGGAAGTAGGTGATTTTGATTTTCGGTTTTAAGGGATATTTATATCCCAGATTTTCCAGTGTGTTCCACGTGCAGAGCGGGGTGCCTTTTGTTGGTTTAGTTTTTGACTTTAAAAGGCTGCGCTCCACGTGTTTTCTAAGTCGTTTAATGAAGAGCTGCACTTGCCTATGGTCAAGACTGCCGTGCTCGGGCAGGTGTTCATCATCAAGCGTGAGCGTGAGGAAGCAGCTCTCTTCATGTAGTTGTTTTTCGTGCGTGCATCGCGTTGCCCATTGTCTCGATCGCTCGAGGCGGCAACCCACGCACTGTCCACAAGCGAGTAATAACGAGCGCGAGATGTCATATCTCTTGTTTCCTTTACCTTCGGTAAAGACTACGGCCCCGTCGACGCATTGGTATGCGTCTAGGGGCCGGTAGCAGGGCATTGCTTTTAGCTCGGTTCTTTAGAACCTGTATCCGCCTCGATTCGGCGGCGGCGCGACGTTGGCGCGTTTGGTTGTCCCTGCGTTTTTGCGGAAAGCGGTAGCTGAACGCTGTTTGTTGACGTGTTGCCGTTGAAGCGGTCGCATGTGTGCTCCTTTTGATTTGGTGGAATGGTTTCCTTACACCTTTTGCACCATACCGTCAAGTAGTCGAGTTTTCGACATCCCCCCCGGAGGGGGGGGTAGGGGGGTTAGACCAGTTGTCCACCTTGATGTAACT